TGCCACTTTATCTGGGAAGAATACTGCTATCATCAGTATTTTTCCTCTTGTCTGACAGCGAATCATGATGTCATATATTGTTTCACTTTTATATGTTCCCCATGAATTTATGTATTTAATGGGGACAGCCAATTTATTGCGCTGTGCCACCCGCCGCATGTGCGGTGTGGCATTGATTCTCTTTAAACTCCTTAATTCTTTTTTATACACAGTTTTCCACCTCTTAAACCATAGTACACATTTGCTTTTATCTGTTTTCCGTCAACGTATACCGGATAAATTTCCTGAATATTGCGGGTGTCTTTTTCTTCTTTCAGCAGAAACAGGTATGATCCTTTAACCCCTTTTGCTATCGGATTCTTCCCCCGGACAATGATAAAATCCTCTTTAACTGTTGCCGCTCCTTTATCTTTACACAGGTGCGTTTCATTTTCTTCCCTGTCCGGGTACTTGCGGATGTACTCACACGCAAGTGTTGCAAGCTGTATCCTTGTAATCTCTTTTATCAGTGTCAGTTCGGTACAGGAAATTCTTGTACCATTCCCGTCCTGATTAATGTCACCGCCCGCTTCCACAATAAAGAACCGGGAATCCATATTGTTATAGTATCCGAGTGCGCACAGGGGGTTCTCTGCGCAGTGGAAGCCGTTGTGCGCGCATTTTGCTTCTTTTTCCCGGTACGTCTTTCCGGCTTCCATTGTCATCATTCCACTTCCGAGCGTTGCCTGTAGATTCCAGTTAAATGCTTTTATAGCTCTCATGCTCTCTCCTGTCCTAAGTAATATTCACGCATCATTTTCTTTACTTCTGCACGGCTTGGAATCCCTAAATAAACCGGTCCTCTCATCTGCTCCTGTTTACCGTCATGCTCTATCGTTGTGATTGATACGATTTTGTCACTTACCTTCACTTTGTTCTGAAATGCCTTTGCAAGAAGTCTGCTCATAAACACCGCAAGGCTCTTTCCTTTTTCTCTTACGGCTGCTGCCATTGCCAGATTGCTCATGCACTCATCCGCAACCGCTTCATACCAGTCTTCCAGCACTCCATGCAACTCAAGTTCTTCTTTTTCAGCCTTTATTTTCCCCATTGCCGCCGTCAGCGGTGTTGCCAGTTCTGTAATTACTCCGTCTATGTAGTCATTTACATCATCTTCTTCAAGTCCGTTTTCTTCAGCTAACTGTTTTAATTCCTGAATATTTCCTTTTAATTCCTCTGCTTTGTTGTTTAACTCCTCTGCAGAATTAAATTCTCCAAATTTTTCAAACATATCGTTTCTCCTTTCTGTTGCACCGGTGCAACTTACGGAATATCTCCATAATCTTTTACGCTGATATCATGCCAGCTTATTTCCCGTCCACAGCTTCCGCAGTAATCCATATTCCATACACGGTTCACTTCCAATCCGCAGTGCGGGCAGAATCCGGATATAATCCTTTCATCCCTGTTGTAATACGGTTCTGCAACCTTCATAATTCTTCTGCCGTCTTTTTCATAAAACGGACGGCTGTCGGCATGAAATATTCCCATTTCCCCGTCTGTCAGCTCTGCTATATTCATGGTGTTCGTATATTTCCTCCGTCATCTATATATGCGGCGCCTTCCATGTCCTTGTAACTCTTTAGAAAAACCTCCCGCCACCTGTCTTCTCCGTACTTTTCCTCAAATATCCTTTGAGCTGTCTGCTTGAGCATTAAGTCTACTGCCGGATTGCCATGCGGTGATTCTTCGCCATATTCATGATGAAACCGCTCACATACATAGGCATACAGTCCATATTTTTCTGCAAGCTTTCTGTTTGCTGTTCCGTGCATGAAATGGTGCTTATGCAGCCCCGTTGATGGGAGTTGTCCGAAATATCCCGCCTTTTCAGCTTTCAGACGGCACAGGTAACACTCTTTTGTCTGCTGTAAAATGCTTTTGTTCTTCATTGTGTTTCTCCTTTAATTTCTCTATACAGAACTGATGCCACAACGAGTATTCATGGGCTTCGTCCGTAAATGTTACAACATGGTACCTCATCAGCTCCGTAATCTGCTGCCACAGTTCCTGATTCTTTACCGGCCTATTCCCGGATTTTTTCCAGCCGTTCTTTTCCCACTGGGCAGCCCAGTGGTTATTCACAGTATTTAAAACGTGGGTACAACCGGTAAATATGCGGACTTTCTGCATTTTGTTTAATCTTCCCAACGCTTCCGCTATGATATTTAACTCAAGCTGATTTTCGGTGCAGTTTTTCATTCGCCCGGAGTGGTTTCTCGTATGCCCGTTATATTCCATTGTGTAAACGTAGTATGCCGTCTTCCATATCCTCGGTCCTTTTGCTGTTGTCGTTATGTAGATGTTTACCACGTCTATCCGCCTCCTTCTTCTTTGTACATGGTGTATGAAAAATACTTAAACCCCGCCTCTGTATATCCTTCCCTCACAGAATCCGGATTCAGAATATATCCCTTCTTCGGACGGATTCCATGATTAAAGGTGCTGGAGCGGACAACCTGTTTTATCACAACCGGCTGTTTTAAGTTCCGGGACGGATTCCACCGTTTTCCTATCAACTGTCCTTCGGTTTCTTCTGTCTTTAATGCCGCCTTGATAAAGTACCTTGCTATACCTTTGTAATCTCCTTTGCTGTACAGCGGCTTCATGTCTATGCCGCCTTTTGTCCAGCACTGCTTTAATTCCTGCGGCGTGCAGATTGACATCATCATATGGATATGGGCAGCGCCCCGCTTTCCCAGTTCTTTTACATAGATGTATTTGAGCGGTATTCCCTTGTCTTTGAATATCTTTCTCATTTTCTTTAAGCAGTTGCGCATATCCACCTGCATCTGTTTTGAATCTTTTGGACGGTTACGTGGAAAATAGGTGAACGTCACAAGCATTCCTGTGTTATCGGTAAAATTGGTATTCATCAGGCGGCGGAGTGTCCGCTCTGCCTTTCTTTGATTTACCCTCTGCTGACATTCACATGTCTGCCTGTATCGTCCTTCCCTCTTTTCCCCTTTGCAGTTATAACGAAGTGTGTGATATTTTCTTACCTCAAGTATCCTGCCCGCCACGCATATTTCCTTAATGTATGGCATATTGTTATATCTCCTGAATGGTTCTTTAGATAATCATTTAATCAAGCTTTCAAAAGGGGAAAATCCCCTTTTATTTTTTATTGACATATCACACATAAACCGTTATAATAATGTAAGTATTGGTATATGTTATACATCAATTTTTTGAGAGAGCTGCTGCAATCAGTTCTCTCATTTTTATTGTTCTATAAGCCGGTATGAACCGGGTACTGCACGCTCTTTAATTTCCAATTTCCGAAGCTTTTTCAGCATTTCACACGCTTTAATAATGTCATGTTTCTCTTTGGCATCATCAATGGACCTGTTGTAAAAAATAATCAGCGGTATGCTTC